GCAGTATTCTCACCAACAGGAACTACTTGTGGCAATGTATGAGCGCTTGCTGCTGCAACAGCAGTCAATGGCCATGCAAAGGCGGTGAATCCTGTCGTATCAATATCAACAGTAATCGAGTTATTAGCAGTATTAACAGCAACAATATTGCCGGTAAGACCTTCTAATTCGACCATGCCATACATAGGTGGGACATGGAAACGAACCTGTTGTCCTACTTGAAGATTGTGCGTTACGGTAAGTACTACAACTGCTTGAGCTGCTTGTGATATCGATGCAATATACCTGTTACGTGGATAATAGATCGTATCGTTAGGAATAATACGATATTGTCCTGCAGCTGCTGCTGCTACGGTAACTGGAGTATAGCCGATATCAAAGCTTACGCCCGGATTAACGGCTGTAACCGTGAAGTCCATTCCATTAAACTGAGCTGCACCCGTCATATTCGACAATCTGACAATACTTCCTACAGACAGTCCTGCAGTATTTGCTGTCAGTACTCTATGAGCAACTGTACCGATATCAGTGGTTGCCCGAACTGCACCCGGAGCAGTTACGGAAGAATCAACCAGAGTGAATCCTGCAACACCGAGAGCTGCTGACGTTGTAGCAGTGACAGCAGTTGCTGCAGCATTGCGCAGAGTGACTATACCGTCATTGGCAGTGAGTCCTCGTTGCCAGTAATAACTGACACCATGATTACCGTTAGCTGCTGCAAGTTCGGTAGCGTTCCATACTTCAAGACTGTCGAGATTGCCACGAATAACGAGGGTCTTGGCAGCACCGGTAGACGTGAAAGATCCATTAATTATATTAACCATGTTATCTCCTAGAATCGTTTGGTTGCACGAAGGTTAATAATCCACAGATCGTTTGTGATACGCGGTACTTCAGCAAACTTATAACCTACTGAAGCATTAAGCGCTAATGGACCATCATATATAGGTGGTCTGTAGATAAAGGATGCGCTGTATCCGTCCTGTTCAATGCATGCATATGCTTCCATGCCGACACAGAAGATGTTATAGACATCTGCACCGTTGGCAGAAGCTGCCGGTGTGATTGATCCGATAGATGATACCAGGAAACGAAGATTGCCGACGGCGCCCCACTCTGAACGCAAAGCATTCATTGGTGCAGGATATTGGTTCTTTTGAATAAACGTGTTTATGTTATTCAAATCCGGAGTCAATTTTGTACTGGTTAATGCAAAATAAGCATCACGTACCGGAGCTGTACCGAACTTATTTTCACCTTCAATGTTATCCATGATGGTATAAGCATTGTTGGTCAAAAGAGTTTGAGTTACAGTATCACAGTCTTGCAAGGTGATTTCTGTCAGTTCTGTTACTTTTATGACCACCTATGTGGCGGATCAGGCTCTTCGGCCCAATCTCTCTATCTTATCGAATAGAGTTCAGACTATCGCATCCTCTTTCGAGGTCTTCTCACTTAGTCGTTCAGGCTCATAAAATGGTATAGAAATATAATGCGGAGCATCACAGGCATTAATATGGGCCACCGCACTAATTTTTTTCCATTCCATAATGTTGCCCCTTGTCACCGGTTAGTTAAATACCACTTCGGCTTCCAAGTCTATCAGAGAAGATTTTACAACCCCACACATGTTAGGGTTATCACCGTTCACACCGCCAGTACAGTTAATGAAACCGGCAGTTGCCGCAAGCATGTCACGCGTGAGCTGATCCTCTGTTTGGCGTAACGAAACACCAAGACGCGCTGCACATTCATTCAATACCAATCTGTTACTTTTGAGACCCTTGCGGGCGGGCGCTTTCTCTACTTACGCCTCACTACATTTCTGTAGTGTTCAGAGCACTGCATCCTATTTCTAGGTCTTCTCGCTTGCTACGTTCAGGCTGCACGGTATTACCTGCTTGCCCCTCGTTGTCTCCAGCATCACCTGGTAAGAGTTTCGAGTCGATCAGAGAAGATTTATAGACCCCATATTTATTTAAATGACATAATTTTCGATAACAAAGTTCTCTAAATGCCAATTCTTCTGCGGGGATTCCAGCTTTGCAATAGACCGTATTTTTAGAGTTCATACAAAAATCTAAAAGAACTTCTGCATTTGCTTTTTTTGCTCTTAGATAAGGAATAAGCATCTTTAAAAATACAATGCTTTCATCTTTTGTATAAACACCAAAATGATAATTGATTCCAGCATTTGTACATTTGTTTTTGGCAATATAAAAATTACCTATATTACAATTTTCACGAATATAATTGATAGCCCTCGTATCTGTCATAGAGACAGAAATAACTGGTAAATATCGAGCGTTAACAACGTGAGTACCTTTATTTTGCGTTTGTTTCTTTACTGAAAAAGATCCATCTGTATCCATTAAACCTGCAAGATACGACCAAAAAATTGGATCCTCAGATATTTGTGAAGCTAATTTTGTAGTTATCGATGTAGAGCAAGATTTCCAGTCGTTACATTGTATAGATTTTAAATATAACGATTCTCGCTTAAGCAATTCATCATTTTCTAATGTTTTGCCGCGAATAAATGGGCATTCATTAATAAACTGCAAAATAATCTCAGCTCTTTCCTTTTTTATTTTTAAAAAAGGAATCAAAGCTTCAAGTGCGGGTTTACAATTTATACTGCCTCTCAATTTCCATGTTGTTAAGGCATGCCCCAAAGAACCGTCTTTACATTTCCGTGGTTTGCCGACAACAAGATTGCCGCCGAATGTCTTTTTCAATAATTCTAAAAACTCTAAACGCCATTTACCACATTGGAGCAAGGGAAAGTATAAAGGATTTAAACTCCCTTTTGAAAGTCTTGCAATTGAGAAACTTCCATCTCCATCCATAACTCCAGCCAGATACGCCATAACTACCTTATCGTTTTCCATATGTCCTTCTGTTTATAGGTTTAATATATACAGATAATGACATAGGTTAAATGCAATGTACAGTTATCAAAATATATGTCAATTTATCGATCTAGCCTTAGGGTCTTGGTTTTGTAATGTAACTTGTTCGTTCAATGTAACGTATGTACCATAGAAGCTAATTTTAGCGTCTATCAATCTATTACTTTTATGACCTTTTATAAAGGCGGGATTCACTCTTCGGAGAATCCTCTCCATCTTTCGTATGGAGTTTAGACTATCGCATCCCTTGTGGGTCTTCTCATTTAGTCGTTCAGGCTGCATAAGCTTGCCCCTTGTCACCATAGTTTCCCTTAGGCTTCCAAGTCAATTAGAGAAGATTTAACGTGGACATAGAGTTTATCCACCGCTGTCAAAGCCTGTGCAGGAGGTGTAACCCCTGTATTGCCTAATGGAACCATGGCTGTATTTAACGGATTATAACGACGCATTCTCAGAGTCGTACCACCATTACGAGGCATATTTTTACGCATCGCAGGGATCTTGTGGATCATATTTGGCACGGGCACGCTGAGTAACTTATAACTGAAACTCTGTTGCACCATTCTTTTACTTGATGACTGCGAATTTTGTGTACCATGTTAGCTATTGGTATCGCAGCGGGGAGTCTTGTTATTCCTCCCTCTCATAGTTTCCTATGAGATAAGACTATCGCATGCCTTCTCAGGCCCCGAAGATTTAGTCGTTGCAGCTACTTTATTACCGTTGAACTCACGCATTTTAATATACATGTCTTCACGATAATCTAGCTCGTCTTGAATCAACCCTTTAAATGAAAAATATCTTTACCATGAGGTCGATTTTTACGAGCGCCATCAATACCTACGTGTCCAAAACCCAACTCATTTTGTATAAACATGACTGCTTCAGGTTCGACTATGGCAATTTTAACACATGGCAAATATGTAATAGCCCATTGCTTAACGTTTTGAGGAAACGCCAAGGCGCGGATAGTTAATTTGTTTTTTGTTGTACGTGTATGTTTCATGATCATAAAACATCCATGCGCATCCATGATACCAGCCACATAGGACCAATGCGTTTGCTTCTGGTTATCTTGCATAAATACTCACAATAAAAAATTGTATAAAGTTTTGTATTTATGTTTAGACTTTCCAAGTAATTACTCCAGGTTTAACGCGCCCGTATTCAAGGTTGAGGCGCTGGCAACGTGCTTGTAGTTGTTATAGGCATTGTTCATGCTCCTATAAAGAACTTGGAATATATTGACTTTCCAGACTGGGTGATGGTCCAGGTAATTAACACCCGAATTGAGTTGGCGAAGCTCTTTATACGCCGATGTAGAGAGCGATTCTACTGATACGCTGATAATAGTATAAAACTGACGTAATATCATTACAATCATCTCCCCTATTTATTAAAGATTCTTCATGCTTTCAACCATTTCTTTATATAGTTGTGCTTTGAGGTCCTCAGTGAGTCCGTTAGCGAAAGCATTGGCACGTTGCAATGGGCTACTGTTACCCTGAGCGGAGTTGAAAGATGCAAGTGGTCGTGGTTTATTAATGTTCGTAGCGGCGCGTTGTTTATCGGTATCATTATTGAGAGCTATGCCCATCTGTTTGATGATGGTATATGCTGAAACTCCTTTAGAATAAAGATCAGGATTAGCGTAGATAGTCTGCGCCAGTTCCGGATAAGTAAGCTTGAGCATCTCAATATTGTCTTTGTTCACAATAGCATCAAAGTCAGGATATTTAGCTTTAAGTTGATTCTCGACAGCAAAAGCAACTGATTGTTCCTGATATTGTTTCAGTTGTGCTTCAAGATCTTTTATTTTCTTATCGTAACGCGATAAATGTCTTTTTTCTATGAGAGCATCGGGTGCAAGATTATCTTCCTGCTCAATTGATTCCTGTTGTTTTTGTTGTTGATATGCTGCAAGTTGTCGGGCCAGCTCAGCTTTTTCTTGTTCTAAGCGTAATGTTTGTTCTCGGAGAGCCCTAAAATTGCGTTGTTGTGGAGTTTCCTGTTCTGCAGGAGTTTGTTCTTGTGCGACTTGAGAAGGTTCTTGTTCCGAAGATTCAGGAGCAACAGGTTCTGCATGGTGCTCAACATCACGTCCTGTTTCTTGGAAATTATCTTCGGTCTGGGAGATATGTTCATTATCGATCATACTTTTCCTTCTATGAGTGGGCTATCACTAATTTCACCATTCAATCTCTTAGCCATGTTAAGCAAGGTGCCATCGTTATAAGATAGTACAAAGTTGAGCAATTCACGCTCAGATTCTACCACATAATTTTTATTCATGGTCAAATATGCGCATGTATCTTGCGAGGGAACTACCCAAAGGAATTCAAGCAATTCATCATTTCTGTGGAATTTATATACAGTTTGGTCCCATGTAGGAGTAGGAGCAGAGAGTCTACCAAAGAAATAATTACGGATAACATTCTCAAATAATCTTTCTTTTTTTGTTTCTACGACAACATAGAAATCTCCAGGGAATATTTTTTTATATCTCTGAACGCATAGAAATATATTCTTATCGTAATCGGTAAGATTCTCCCGCATCTGATCGATAACGGTATGTTGATTCTCAGGTTTTGCCATAAGATCAACTGCTATTTTCCCTACTGTTTCTTTTTTCTTCATACATTCCTTTATATAAAAAATCCAGTATTACTACTGGATCTGTAGGAGGGATATGAAAGAATTTATTTTTTCTTTTTTGCACGACGTTTTTCGCTATAAGCGATAGCTAAAGCTTGTTGAGGATTAGTAACAAGAGGTCCTTTTTTGGAACCTGAATGAAGTTTCTTCAAAGCAAACTCTTCCATTACTTTTTCTATTTTTCCTGATTTTTTGCTCTGTTTTGCATGTTTCTCTTTGGTTGTATGCACTGATTTAATCTTTGTCCCTTTTTTGTTCTTCTTTTTATCAGATGCATGTCTTTTAATAGTTTTATGAACTTTTTCTTGAGATTCTTCAGCAAGGAACTTTTTAACATTCATCATCTACCTTTTCAGAGGGGAATATATGTTCCCCTCTATATTAACGTACTCGTACAGTTTCTTCAAAAATTAGTTGTTGATTGACTTTGTTGCGTACTGCATTGCGTCGATGTTCTTTATTGGCAGGAACTCCTAATATCTTGTAGGCGATCTTTTTAGGTTTTCCTGGAATGCGTATCATCGTGGGCATTAATAATACTCCTGGCTAAATTTTCCATATATATATTCCTCGGGAAGATTAGCATGTTTTGTATGATCTTCCGATATGAGGCTCGAATCGAACATTTCTGGACGACGTCGAGCGTCTATAGCGGAGAAGAATATCATGGTAGGAAGCTCAATTTCATGATGTATTTTCTTATAACGATTCTTGTGAGCCACGTTAAACCTTTCGAGGTTTAAGATGCTGAGAACGTTTATTATTATCTTCTCTTATTTGTTCATCGATACCGCGGATAGTATCATCAAGAACTTCGGGCATGTATGTTTTTTTGTCCGACCAATCTTTCATGATGACCTGTTGTGGCATATTTGCAATAGCAGTACGATCTTCTGAGATCATAGCTCCGTCATGCTTTTGGGTACGCTCGGAATCTTCACGACCTTCGTAGGAACCAGAGAAATATCTTTTTGCCATAGGGCGCCTTTCGTAGAACTGTC